GTCTGGGGCTGTTAGGCCTTACGGCCTAGCAGTATTTCGGCGTACGCTCTTTGAAAGGTACGCCACCCCTCAGGCGTAAATGTTGCCTGAGACGTCCGTTGGTACTCCCAATTCGGAGCCACCGACAGACGCTTTTTGTACCTGACGCCACCCTTGCGGGTGTAAATCAGGCCGTCCCTTAGATACCCTCTGACGGCGGAGAGCAATATCCCATCTGGGTTCCGAATCTTTCGACTCAGTTCCGTAACACGGGTAGCTCCGTCGCTCGGTTTGGGCACCTGGAGAAAGACGTTGCTGGTCGGATCTGGCACATACCTGGCATAAATGTAACTGCCATGGTAGCGCTTTGATCTTTTCGGCACGACCATCCATTCTGGAACAATGATCCCTGCGTCCTCGTTCTCCCAAGGCGGAATCGGCGTAAAGTATACCGATTCTACCAAGGTTGATACAAGGTTTGTCAGGGGCACTTCCCATTTGGAGCTCCAGGCGCTTAGCCTATTGATCAGAGAGTACCGATCCTGTGGGCGCCTTAGTTTCTTACAATAGACGCCTCGAACATCGGAACCGACAAGCCAGTCGGTCCCACAGGACTCGCGAAACGCACCCTCGTTGAAGCTCTTCTCTGTGTTTACGATAAAGCCAAGGAGACCGAGGAGTCGTATGGTGGAGTTATAACACTCCTTTATGACGATGATATCGTCACCAAAGACCCCGAAGTTCCCAGGCAACAGCGTTGTTTTATCCTGCGAGAGGTGGTTATAAACCATCTCAACGCCATGGACAGCATACGCTGCTCGAACAGCACAAAGAAACAAGAGTGTTTGCAATGGGAAAGTAAAACCATTACCCATGCTAGACAACATGTCAAGCTGCAGCACGTCACCCGAGGGCAACGTCGTACAAGGGCTACGGAGAAAGCGAAACCAATCCCGAACTTCGGGGTAAGGCATCACCCAATTCCATAAACCACTTGAAACGGAGTCGCTAGCCGATTTTAAATCAATTGTTCCATATCGACCAGACAAACTTCCTCTGCGAGCAAGTTCCGAATTCAGAGCAGGTTGTGTTGAGAGATCAATACCAAACGACCTCTTGATCATCTGCTCCAAGACGGCACCTGTGCCAAGCTGGAAAAGCATATTCAGCGAAGGCTCGGTACATATCGTCCTTTGGATCTCGCGAGATTTGGGAGCAAATCCCAGTTTGTTGCCTGCTACAGTGCGGAAGCAGCCATGAAGCTCCGAGCGTTTCACCTCAACTCGGTGCTCGAGGTCAAACTCCAGCACTTTGGCATAGTATAGCCAGTACAGTTCCTTGGAGGTCGTCGTGAGCAGACTATCACACACCTTAGTGTAGAAGTTTGTCTCACTCACACCGACAGAGCTGCCGGGGCCGGTCCGAAAATACATCGGAACCAGCTCGGGGAAGTCAACGACACCGCCACCTGGGATCTCGAAGCATTGAAGAAACGAGCTTCGAAACTCGCCAAGCAAAAGTGCATCAACTTCTGTTTCAGCCACAGGCTCAACCCACTCCTTGCAACGTTGGTTCATCGCAAGGAATAAAGAAAGAGCCTTCTCTCTCGCATCCGCCGACTCGTCCTCCTCAAATTTCTTCAAGAAGGAACGAGCAAGCGCAAAGCACGCAAAACTACGCGCGCTGATACCGGGTGGTGGTTCGTCTCCCCGTTCTAGGGAGCAAAACTCACTGCGAGGTAAAGCGTTAGAGAGATCAAGGAGAAGCAGACTGCGAAGAGCATCAGAGCAAAGGCCCATAAAATCCTCCGTTGTCGTGAACTGCACAAACCCTCGACAAGCATCATCGAGGCTATAGAAGCAAGCCCCACAAGGGCAAGCTTCGCTTTCGACTCTTCCGGCAACATCACATGATGCCGGAAGTACCGGTGTCGCCGATGCCAGCACTTTGCTGGTTTAGCGCACCGATGTGAGCCGAAAGGGCAGCCCGTACATTCGCCGCATCGTACGAGTCGCTGCCTGCAGGGACGTCAATGGTGGTGGTAACCAACATCGTTGCCGCCGGCTGGCCAGCGAGGGGGACCACACCCTTGCGAGTAATGATCTTATACGTGTTACGAGGAACGGACGGAAGTCGCCCAGTTACTGGATTCGGTTGCCCGAGGGCCTTAAAGGCTTTAGGGCGCGCGAACGTCAGCGTAAAAGGCGACGCAACGGAATGGACCTGAACACCGGTCTGTGTTCCGCCAAGAGCGGTAACTGCCACCTGTTTGCCGTTGGCATCAGGGGCCACGTCCGAGACGAACGTGTAGGTCGGGCTCGTTAGACCCGTCTGGGCTCCCCCAGTGATGGGGGAAGTGGGGTTCCACATGATTTACCTCTTTAAAATAGAAGGAGATTGAAGAGACTTTACCGTGAAAAGCGCGGCAATATTCACCAGTTGTACCGGCGACTTCGGCAATTTAAGCGTGGGCGTCGGAATAATCAAACTGGGGATGCTACGCGAAACGTGATAAAGTTTACTGATAGACGAACCAGCATGTCCTATTGAGTCCTCAAATTGAGAGGCCCCCAGTACTGCTTTTGCTTTCTGGGGATCCAGGTGCCCAACCCGTTCGATCGTCGAAGTGGTCCTAACAACTTTACAGGTCCACGTGACGAAAGAGAGGTCCTGGCACAAGGCCTGGATGTAATTTCCCAGGCCGGTGAAGTAGTCGAAGAGCCAAGAGTACGGCACCAACGCATAGACGGTAGGTACGAAGTCATGTGGGGCAAGCCCCACAGCTCTATACCAGTCGTCATTGGCAATGGCGTCTGCACGTAGGCCGACGATGTACTTCACCATTGTACTCAACTTCCTTTCCTCGTTAAGAGTGTAGTAACAATAACTATTCACTACACTCGGTTGCGAGGTCCGAGAGATAAGAGTGTCCGTCACAAAGCTCGCGCTAATCCGCTGAACGGTGACCTTCTTGTATAGCTGTTTATAGGTCTCGATGAGACCTTCAACATCTCGTACAAGAGGCATTATACCGAAGCGGTACGAAAGCCAAAGCTCCGAAGCACTCTGTAGGGTCGCGCTAACTGTGCGCGCTCCGCTTACAGGTTTACCACGGCTAAGATTTCTCACAGCCGCGGCGTAGGCCTTTGTGGCAGAGTTTAACCCACTCAACGGACGCCTAAGCATCCTAATGACCTGGTGCATCTCTCCCAGAGTTTCGCCGATTTTGGCGTACTGGTCGAGAGCACTGATCTTCTGGATAAGCTTTTGGCGCGCGAGGTTGTCAGCGGTAGCCAACGCACCCGGGTCAGAAAACTTGGTCGGTGAACTGGGGTCAAGAACCCCAAAGTAACCGTTATAGTTCCTGACTTTCGGAGCACTACTTCTGTGCCAAGTTGTTAGCATAGAAGCCGGCGCGAGGAAAAGTTCGCCTCGTTGAGCCGTAAATGCTGTTGTCGCATTACCACCGGCTAAGATCACCTTACGATAGTTCGGTAGATCAGAGCCACTACGAGTATGGTCCCATGACAGCGTCGAGTTCCAGGTTGAAGCCTGGGCCTTAGCGCCATCATAAGCCCACACGACCTGCGCCTCCACCGCTAATTTCTGCGGGAAAGTGCCGTAGGTAGCGACCGGGGACCCTTTGAACACGCGGAAAGCTTTCGGCTTAACCGTTAGTTTAGGGAACCCTGGGACGCTAATGGGTACGACCATGCGAGAGCCAAGCGGCGATATCACTGCCGCACGAGCCCCCCGGTCCTTTAGCCCGGAGCAGGCACGACGCATCATGCGAAGGATCACATCCTGAGATGGAAATGATCCACAAGTGAAGCCAACCGAAATGGTCGACTTGCCACCTATCACCTGGAGGCGAAAGCCCCTGGGTTTTTCGCGTGTACGCATCGTCTTTCTCCTAAGCT